GTTGGCCGGGGCGAGAAGTTGCCGGTAAGCCAAGGCGCGGGGCTGACGGCCAAGGGCCGAGCCAAGTACAATGCCGCTACGGGGTCCAACCTCAAGGCGCCGGCCCCGAACCCCAAGACCGAGGCCGACAAGGGCCGCAAGGCGTCGTTTTGCGCCCGTATGGGTGGGGTGGCGGCCAAGGCCAAGGACGGCGAACGCGCCAAAGCGGCGCTCAAACGGTGGAAGTGCTGAAAATGGCAACCAAACCCGGGCTCTACGCCAATATCCACGCCAAGCGCGAGCGGATTGCGGCCGGCAGCGGCGAGAAGATGCGCAAGCCGGGTTCGGCCGGCGCTCCGACTGCCAAGGCGTTCAAAGAGTCCGCCAAGACGGCCAAGAAAGGCAAGTAATCATGCCCCTCGTCAAATCGTCGTCTCCTGCCGCCTTTCGCAAGAACGTGAAGACGGAAATGGCCGCTGGAAAGCCCCAGAAGCAGGCCGTGGCCATCGCGTACAGCACGCAACGTGCTGCGCAGAGCAAACCCGCGCCAAAGAAGAAGTGAATGGCTGACATCACCGCTGTAGCGTCGGTCGCCAATAGCGGCTCGGCCAAAAACAACGCCGAATCGGACCTGCTGGCCACGATGCGCCAGCGGCTGACGACCGCCATTTCGGCGTACAGCGAGAGCCGGGAAGACGAAATTGACGACCTGCGGTTCTTCGCCGCGTCGCCCGACAACCAGTGGCAATGGCCGGCGGATGTGCTGGCCACACGCGGTGCGGTGCAGGGGCAGGCGATCAACTCGCGCCCGTGCCTGACGATCAACAAGCTGCCGCAGCACGTTCGCCAGGTCACCAACGACCAGCGGCAGAACCGCCCGGCGGGCAAGGTCATCCCGGTGGACGACGCGGCCGATGTTGAGGTCGCGGAAATCTACGACGGCATCATCCGGCACATCGAGTACATGAGCGACGCGGATGTCGCCTACGACACCGCGTGCGAGAACCAGGTCACCTACGGCGAAGGGTATGTCCGCATCCTGACCGAGTACTGCGACGACAACACCTTCGATCAGGACATCAAGATCGGACGGGTGCGCAACTCGTTCTCGGTCTACATGGACCCGCTGATTCAAGACCCGTGCGGTGCGGACGCCAACTGGTGCATCATCACCGAGGATGTGCCGCACGACGAGTACCACCGGCTGTACCCGGACGCTTCGTCGGCCAATACGCTGCAGTCGCTGGGCGTGGGCGACCAATCCCTGAGCCAGTGGCTGAACTCCAACACGGTGCGGATCGCGGAGTACTACTACGTCGATTTTGACCGCGCCACGCTGAACCTGTACCCGGGCAACATGACGGCGTTCGCCGGTTCGCCGGAAGACCGGCAACTGCGCGCGGCATACGGCAAGCCGCTGCGTTCGCGGCAGTCAGACCGGCGCAAGGTGCGCTGGGTCAAGACCAACGGGTACGAGGTGCTGGAGCGCCGCGATTGGGCGGGCAAGTACATCCCGGTTGTACGGGTCATCGGCAACGAGTTTGAGGTCGATGGGCGCATCTACATCAGCGGCCTGGTGCGCAACGCCAAAGACGCGCAGCGGATGTACAACTACTGGGTGAGCCAGGAAGCCGAGATGCTAGCGCTGGCGCCCAAGGCTCCGTTCATCGGCTACGGCGGGCAGTTTGAGGGCTACGAGGCCCAGTGGAAGACCGCCAACACGCAGAACTGGCCGTACCTTGAGGTCAACCCGGATGTGACGGACGGCGCGGGCAACTCGCTGCCGCTGCCGGCTCGCGCGCAGCCGCCGATGGCCTCCAGCGGCCTGCTGCAGGCCAAGATGGGCGCGGCCGAGGACATCAAGGGCACCACGGGCCAGTACAACGCTTCGCTGGGGCTGGAAGGCAACGAGCGTTCCGGCCGGGCCATCATGGCGCGTCAGCGCGAGGGCGACACGGGAACCTACCACTATGTGGACAACCTGGCCCGCGCCGTGCGCTACGTTACGCGGCAACTGGTCGATCTGATCCCGAAAATCTACGACACCCAGCGCATTGCGCGCATCATTGGCGAGGACGGCGAGCCGAGCCATGTCAAGATCAACCCGATGCAGCCTGAGCCGGTGCGTAAGGTTGTGGATCAGACCGGCGCGGTTATTGAGAAAATCTTCAACCCCGGCGTGGGCAAGTACGATGTGCGCGTCGTGACCGGGCCGGGGTACGCGACCAAGCGCCAAGAGGCGATGGACGCGATGAGCCAGCTTCTGCAAGGCAACCCGGAATTGTGGGCAGTGGCCGGCGACCTGTTCGTCAAGAACATGGATTGGCCAGGCGCGCAGGAGATGGCCAAGCGGTTCAAGAAGACGATTGACCCGAAGCTGCTGGGCGAGGAAGACGACCCGGCGCTGCAAGCGGCCAACCAGCAGATTCAGGCGCTGATGCAGGAGATGCAACAGATGGCCGGGATGCTGCAGAATGTCCAGCAGTCCATTGAAGCCCGCACGGTAGACATCAACGAGTACAAGGCGCAGACGGACGCCGACATCAAGGCATACCAGGCCGAAACCGACCGACTGAAGGTGATTGCAGCCGGCATGCAGCCCGAACAAGTGCAGGAAATCGTGCTGCAGACGCTGCGCGATGTGATGACGGCCGGCGATCTGGTGCAGCCGATGGAGGCCCGCGAGGCGCCTGAGATGGGCGGAATGCCTGAAATGGGCGAACCGATGGAAGGGCAGATGCAATGAGTTGCGCAGATTTTGTGGGTACGCTGTTTCTGGCGCGGGATGTCGCGCACAGCGTGCATCTGAACACCCGCTCATTTTCCAAGCACTCCGCGCTCAACGAGTTCTACGACTCGATTGTCGATCTGGCCGACAAGTTTGCCGAAGCCTATCAAGGCCGGCACGGGCTGATCGGCCCGATCACATTGATGTCGGCCAAAAAGACGGGTAACATCATCGAATTCCTTGAGGATTCGCTCAACGACATCGAAAGCACGCGATACAAGGTGTGCGACAAGACCGACACACCGATTCAGAACATCATTGACGAAATCGTTGGGCAATACCTGTCCACCCTCTACAAACTGAGGTTTTTGGCATGAGCATGAACAAGGAAATTACCTCTTGCATGGGGTATCAGCAGATCGTGGGCGCAGCAGCGTCCACGGCGCTTACCGTTCCTTTGCGCGACCCGGTGACCGGCTTGGCGGGGACGCCGATTCAGGCGGTGATCATCTGCGACGGCGCGGGCATCCGCTGGCGCGATGATGGCGTGGCTCCAACGGCGTCGGTGGGCATGCCCGTTGCAATTGGCACGACGTTCGTCTACGACGGCGACCTGACGCGCCTGCGGATCATCCAGCAGGCCGCTACCGCAACCATCAACGTGGCGTACTACAAATGAACATCTACCCTTCCGGCCCGACCTCCGTTGCGGTCACCTCTGCCGTCATCACGGGCGGCAACGCCGCCGAAGACGCGGCGACCACGGCCAACCCGGTGATCACTGGCGGTGTGGTGCGGACCGCTACCAGCCCGACCACGCTGATCGCTGGCGATGCGGCTCGCGCCACGATGACCAGCGGCGCGGCGCAGGTTGTGTACCCTTACGCCGTTCCGGAAGTTTCGTGGAACTACGCTGCTGCTGCCGGCGGCATTCTGAACACCACGACTGCCGTGACCGTCAAAGCGGCGGCTGCGGCCGGCATCCGCAACTACATCACCAACATCCAAGTGATGTCCGAGGCGCTGACCACGGCCACCGAACTGGCCATCCGCGACGGCGCGGGGGGCACGGTGCTGTGGCGCGTCAAGATTCCCACGGGCGGCCTCCCGGCGGCTCAGTTCGATTTTGCTGTGCCGCTGCGCGGGACCGCCGCAACCCTGCTGGAAGTCGTCACGTTGACGGCTTCTGGCGCGGGTGCGGTGTATTTCAACGCGCAGGGCTTTACCGCCGCGTAAATCCAGCGTACACTTTTCGCAACAACCCTACGGGCGGGGTATAAACACCCGGCAACATGGACGAAATCCAACCTGTCGAACCAGCGGCCCCGACACCCGCGCCGGAACTGGAAGCAACGGCTGCAACTCCAGATTCTGAATCTTCAACGCCGGAAGCTGCTGAAAAGCCCAAGGTTTTCTCGCAAGAGGAAGTCGATGCGCTGATCAGCAAACGCCTCGCAAGAGAGCAACGCAAGTGGGAAAGGACGCAGAAGCAAGCTGCGCAACCTGAAGCCCCGAGGGAACTGCCGCCGGCTGACAGTTTTGAGTCTACGGAAGCCTACGCTGATGCGTTGGCCGAACAGAAGGCTCGGGAACTGGTGGCTCGACGGGAGGCCGAGAGGCAGCAGGCTGAACTGCTTGAGGCATATCACGACCGCGAAGAAGAGGCCCGAACCAAGTACGAGGACTTTGAGCAAGTCGCGTACAACCCGAGCCTGCGAATCACGAACGTGATGGCCGAATCGATCCAAGCCTCCGAAATTGGCCCGGAAGTCGCGTATTTCTTGGGGCAAAATCCAAAGGAAGCGGATCGTATTTCCCGCCTGTCGCCTTTGTTGCAAGCCAAGGAGATTGGGAAGATCGAAGTCAAGTTGGCAACTGATCCTCCCGCACGAAAGACCACATCCGCGCCTGATCCGATCCGACCTGTAGCCCCCCGCAACGCTTCCAACCCGTCTTACGACACGACTGATCCTCGCTCGATCAAGTCCATGTCAACCTCGGAGTGGATTGAAGCCGAACGGCAGCGCCAGATCAGAAAACTTCAGGCCCAACGCTGATTTGAAAGGAATCTGAATCATGGCCAACAGCCTGCTTACCATTGACATGATCACCCGGAAGGCTCTCGAAATCCTCGAGAACAACCTGGTGATCACCCGCAACGTGAACCGTCAGTACGACGACTCGTTCGCGGTCGAAGGCGCCAAGATCGGCGCCACCCTGCGCATCCGCCTGCCGGATCGCGCGCTGGTGACGGACGGCGCCGCCCTGCAAGTGCAGGACGACAACGAGCAGTTCACCTCGCTGTCGGTGTCCAACCAGAAGCACATCGGCGTGAACTTCACGACCGCCGAAATGACGATGCAGTTGGACGACTTCGCCGACCGCGTGCTGAAGCCTCGTATCAGCCAACTGGCCGCCAGCATCGACGCCGATGTGGC